GCGGAAATGTACAGGGGGGGGGTAGACCGGCGGTAATTATAAGCAATGACATTGGAAACAATGCGGCTCCCATATTGGAAGTGGTTTACCTTACCACCCAGGAAAAGAAACCGTTGCCGACACACGTTAAAATCAACAGCTCAAAATATCCGTCCACTGTGCTTTGTGAGCAGATTGACACAGTAAATAAGGATAAGGTTGGAGACTACATAGGGCAGTGTTCTATGGCGGAAATGAAAAAGATTGATGCGGCATTGGCGGTAAGTATCGGTATTGGAATTAACATCAAATCAAATGATCTGGTAAAGAAGTGGGCGGAAGCTGCAAATGAAGCAGTGAAGCCAGACGAGAAAGAACCCAAACCTATTGCAGAAAAGGTGGAGATGCCGGACGTTGAGACACAGTTGGAAATTGCAAAGATAACTGCTGAGAGGGACGTATACAAACGATTATACGAGGAAACAATGGCACGGAGATAGGAGGAAACATGGCTCTAATAAAGAGAGACAGAGAAAACTTCTGGATATTAAATTGGCTTGATGAGTACATGACCGGTCACAAAGGATTTATATGTGGAGGATGTTTCAAAAACATATTCAATAAAGAAAAGGTAAAGGACCTTGATATTTTCTTTGAGAATGAAAGCGATTTTGATGATGCGGTACAGTATTTTGACAGTCAGACACCAGGATATGACGGAGACGATGTAAGAGATGAGAAATATCATTTCCACTACGAAAACGACAATGTAAAGGCATACAAACACATTGAAACAGGTGTTGTGATTGAACTTTGTTGCAAAATATTTGGAAAACCGGAAGAAATTCTGAATAAGTTCGATTTCACAATCACGAAGTTCGCATATTACAAAGAGGAAGTAGAGGATGAAACTGGTGCGGTAGCGAAAAGACAAGAACTTCCGTTTGAAACTCTGGAAGATGAGCATTTCTTAGAGGAAATTGGAATACCGGAAACACACATTGAGTACAAAATCCTGATGGATGATGCGTTTTTTGAACATCTACATCTTAAACGGATTGTGATTGATAAAGATATTCCATTTCCAATGAGCACTTTTGAACGGATGCTGAGATATGCAAAGTACGGATATTTCCCATGCAAAGAAACAAAGATGAAGATAATCAATGCACTTAGGGATTTGACAGACGAACAGGTTGAATTATCTGAAAGCCTTTATGACGGCATGGATTAAGGAGGAAAGATGAAAAAGACAGCGAGAGTAATTATCACATCAAAGTGCGACCGGAAGTGTCCGGGGTGCTGCAACAGCAAATTGGACTACACATCATTGGCGAAAGTGATTGGCGGTATCACGGCATTAAAGGACTATGAGGAAGTTGTGATTACCGGCGGAGAGCCTATGATAAATCCGGCACAGCTCTACACAGTCATTAAAATGCTCAGAAAGCAGAATAAGAGACAGAAAATCTATCTTTATACGGCTTGTCTGACAATGGACGATCATCCGGTAATTTTAAAACACTTGGACGGTATCACAGTAACAGTCCATGCGGAAGCCACAGATGAGGATATTCGTAATCTGAAATACATGAGTTCCAATCTCTACGATGAGGACTTGGATATGCGCCTGTTTATCGACAAGAGGGTGTACGACAGGTACGACTTATCTAATATCTGCATGAAAACATGGGATGTAGTGAGAAAACTGGAATGGAAAGAAAAGTGCGATCCGGCAGAAAACGAAGAACTGTTTTTGTGGAATCTTTATTAAGGAGGCTGCCATGGAAACTTATAGAGTTGTATCAATTACAGACAGAAAAGGCAATCCGAGAATTGAGGGCAGATACCCTCTCAGAGTAGGGAGAATGTGCAAGAAACCCACTCCAAGAAACGGAGATGCCATGATGATTGAATGGTTGGCTCAGCCGGATGGAACGCCGTATGTCGGCATGATTGTTACGAGTACGGTTATCGGATTCAAGACTGAGGATAGAGGAAAATACATTGAGGTAACAACCAGAAATTCAATCTACACATTTGAGAGAGTATGAGAGAAACAGAAACTTTTGAGTATATCCGCCAGAAGTACCCGGACAAAGAAGAAAAGTGGAGAAAGGTCACGCAGCTTGTAAAATTCGATGAGAATTTGGAAGTTAAGAGCGTGCATGATTTCAACATCAACTGCTACATATCAACATTTGGGAGACTTATAAGAAACGGAATCCTCTGCAATATGGCATACGGAGATAAATACGATATTTCCAGTATGTTCACAGATACGGACGGAAACCAAGTACGGTTTAAGAGACACCAGATTGTTATGCAGACTTTCTTCATGGGAGACAGACGGCGGTATGACACCGTAGACCATATAAATAACATGGAAAGGTTTGATAACAGCATATACAACCTCAGATGGGCGGACAAGGGCGTACAGTGCGGAAACCGCAAGGACAAGCCAGGGAAACACAGAATGGTTATCTGCATAGGCGATGAGGAAGAAATCTTTTTCTCATGCCGGGAGGCGGAACGACTGTACAACCTACCGCCGAACTCGGTCGGTAAGGTATGCCGCGGAGAACTAGAATCCATATATGGTTATAGATTTGGATATTTATAAGGAGATCAGAGATGGGAAAAGATTGGACTGGAAATGGCAAGAGTATTTTTACAACTCTTGGTGCATCCAACCACACAGAGAAAGAAAGAGAGATTAACGACTACTATGCGACAGACCCTATCGCAGTAGACGCATTGTTACAGGGGGGGGCAGAACTGAATCATAAGATTTGGGAGTGCTCTGCAGGACAAGGACACTTATCAGAACGCCTCATAGGACTTGGGTATGAGGTACGCAGTACGGATCTTATCGACAGAGGGTACGGAGAGGGCGGAATAGACTTCTTGCAGACAACAGAAATGTGGGATGGCGATATTCTTACCAATCCTCCATACAAGTATGCGAAAGAGTTTATCGAACACGCAATGACAATCATACCGGATGGGAGAAAAGTGTTCATGTTCCTTAAATTACAATTTTTGGAGGGAAAGGCCAGAGGCGAGCTGTTTAAGAAATACCCTCCGAGATATGTATATGTGTCACGCAGCCGTATTCTGTGCGCCAAAAACGGAATGTTTGAGGAAATGAAAGCCGGAGGCGGAAGTGCAGTTGCGTATGCGTGGTATGAGTTTCAGAAAGGTTATAAGGGAGTGAGCATTATTAAGTGGATAAATTAGATTTTGGTTACTACAACATGGACTGTATGGCCGGCATGAAACTTTTCCCTGATAAATACTTTGATGTGGCAATCGTAGACCCACCATACGGAATCAATGCGCCGAACATGGCGATGGGAACCAATAAGAGCCGGACGAAGAACGGTTATCCATCCGAAAGCACTGCAAGCAGATTGAAACGGAGTGGACAGGTAAAGGAATGGGATAGCAAACCGCCAACGGAGGAATACTTCAAAGAATTGTTTCGCGTATCGAAAAATCAGATTATATGGGGCGGAAATTATTTCAATCTGCCACCAACAAAGTGTTTTGTTGTATGGGATAAGGTGCAGCCGTGGGATGCCTTTTCACAAGCGGAGATTGCGTGGACTTCTTACAATCTCCCAGCAAAACTGTTCAGATACTCAAACACTGGCGGAACAAATTCAGAGAAGCGCATCCATCCAACCCAGAAGCCAATAGCATTGTACGAATATCTCGTAGGTGCTTTTAAGCTATCGGGGGGGGTGGTGCTTGACACCCATGTAGGATCTGCGTCAAGTCTCATCGCATATCACAGAACCGGTGTGAAGTTTGTAGGGTTTGAGATAGATACCGAGATGTATGAGGTCTCAAATACAAGGTTAGAAAGAGAAAGAGCACAATTATCATTATTTGATTTGGGAATGGAAAGGAACGATAACAGATAACAGGAAAGGAGAAACATGAGGGTAAAAAAGGTTTGCAGATGCAAAACTTGTCAAAAAATATACCCCAACGGAATTGTGGAGATATGTAATTGCGGGACTATTTTGGGAGAAAAGATACCGAAAGCTGAAAGATTAAGCAAAATGTTCATTCCGGGCGCAACAATTACATTCAATCCAGAGGCATTTCAAGGATATGAAGAGGGGGTATTAAGAGCGACCGATAATTGCGAAACTGTTGTTGCAAGAAAAAGATTTTTACGAAGATGGGAGGTTATTTAGCTGATGAGTAGTTTTGTACCGATTTATGCGGTAGATTTCGATGGAACGCTCTGCGAAAGCAAGTGGCCCGGAATTGGCGCACCTAACAAAAAACTGATACAGCACCTCGTTCAACGCAGAGCAGAGGGCGCAAAAGTGATCCTTTGGACTTGCAGAGTGGAAGAACATCTGAAAGAGGCGGTGGACTGGTGCGGTAAATTTGGTTTGGAGTTTGATGCAGTCAACGACAATCTGCCTGAAAATATTGAAAAATATGGGAACAACCCAAGAAAGGTGTATGCCACTTGTTATATTGACGATCTAGCCGTGGATAAAAACAAATACGATCTTCCGTTTCATACTGACGAAGAGATAGACTACTCAAAATTCGATAAATACCCTATCGGAAGTGAGTGGATGTTAAAGACGGAATATGCAGAGTTGCCAGTGATAATAGAAGAGGTAAATGCTTTTCATGGGTACATCAGTGCGAGAAGCACGAGTGAAGAGGACAAATTTAGATTTTTCAAAGTCCGCCGTGATATTGAATGGTTTTACGACAAATTATTTCCAAAGGAGTGATTCAATTATGAAGAAAAAGAAAATCAATCCGCAGGAATTTGACTGTGGATGTTGCGGAAATCAGATTTATAAGAGCCGTCTTAGAGACGAGGTAAAGTGCTGTTATTGCGGTTATATCAATCATGTAGGGAAATACACAGGTAGGAGGAAGAGACTTGGATAAAACGAAAATAGAGTGGGCTGACAGCACATGGAATCCAATTACCGGCTGCCGTCATAAATGCCCTTATTGTTATGCCAGAGGCATTGCAAACCGTTTTGTATCACGGAAAGGATGCCATCTGGTAGAACCGGAGACGTACAAACTTGGAGACGATGGTTCTGAAACTTATGAGATCAATGAGCAACCGTATTATGTTGATGATGAGACCGGAAAACAATTCAGATGCGCCTATCCGCATGGATTTGTGCCGACAATCCACAGATACCGCATGGGAGAATACAGAGACAAAAAGAGGCAGAGAAATATCTTTGTCGGATCAATGTCGGATGTGTTTGGAGAGTGGGTTCCTGATAGATGGATCAGGGAAGTGTTTAATGCTTGTGAGAAAGCTCCGCAGCATAATTACCTCTTCCTCACGAAGAATCCCGGAAGATATATGGAGCTGCATCATTATGGAGAATTACCACTCAGAGATAATATGTGGTACGGAACGACAGTCACAGATCCAGATACGGAGTATATGGGGCAGGACGGACACTATGAGTTCCATACGTTTTTGTCAGTAGAGCCTATACTGGCAGACTTCGGAGAACTGAGTGAGAAATCATACATCCCGGAGTGGATCATCGTAGGAGCGGAGACTGGCAGCAGAAAAGATAAAGTCATACCAAGACGAGAATGGATTGAAAATATTGTGGAGCAGTGCAGAAAGTACAACATACCGGTATTTATGAAACCAAGCCTCACGGACATTTGGGGCGAAGAACTCATTCAAGAGTTTCCGAAAGCCCTTATTCATGCCTGATTTATTCCAGAGCATTGATAAGAATATGGTTAAATCGCCGGTAGCGTACTGCAAAACACACAAAGGGTATCTATCAACGAAACAAATGAAAGTCCATAAGTGCCTGCAGATAGGATGCACTGGACTGGAAAGATTGGAACATCCCTACTGGGAGGAACGCCAACGGAAAAAGGATGAAG